TATATATTTTGATTAGAGAAATGACTGGTTCCAACACTCAACACATTACTCGTGTCATAAATGTTTTGAAAAAACATCACGCTAACTTACAAAAGAACTACTTGGCGACTGGTTCAATAGAAACGAAATTTACTGGGTCGTGGGACAACTTATAATATTACTATTGTTATTGGTTGGGTGTGAAAGCAACACAACTCAATGGGTTGAACGAACGCCAGAAGTAACTTACGATATGAGATTACCTATTGATGAAAATGGTTATTATCGTTTAACACTTGATAGAACAAAACATCAAACCATACATAGAGTTGCCGGTTATGTTGGAGATGAGTATGGGGTAATTGAAGGTCATCGAGTTGAGTGGGAAAGTAATTTGTATTGGTTCATAGGAGATACATTAGGTTATGTGGTTAAACGAGGATTAACTGATGACTTGGTGTATGTTAGTTATGATACAACTTATATTACTTGGTTCAATGGATATGAAGTTCCCACAACCAATAAAGTTAGTTTATCAAATAGATATGGTGAAATAGGTAATATGATAGCACCAACTAAATCAATGATAGGAGATACTTTAAGATTGGTTACTAATGCAAAAGATAAGTTCGAAATAATTCTTGAGTAAAAAGGGCAGTATCTCTACTGCCCTTTTGAATCCACCTTTATTTGTTAAGTAATCCGAGTATCACGATAAGTGATATGAATCCAGCAAATCCTGCTTCACCGAAGCTATTTACTAATCCAATCAAATTATTAACAATGTCAATTCCTAAGAATCCACCTACAAATACTAATTGTACGAGAACACCTAAGCCGATTATATGTAATAGTACATCTTTTAAACCAGATACACTATCTATAATCATTTTGATTGTGTCTTTCATTTTAGTTTCCCCCTTTAAATGAACAAAAATCGGTGTTTTTCCGATTTCGTATAATAACTATATAGTAAAATCAAAAAAATAAACCAATATATAAATATATATTCCTATTTTTCAATTAAGTTATATTTATTGTTAGGTAAAATTTATGGCAAAAGATTACGAAATATTCAAGGGTAAAACCCTATCAGATGTCTTTAAGGACATATATGATAATTCTCACACCAATAAAAAACAATTAGAAGTATTGATGAAAGAGGTTGTGGGATTTATTAAGGACGGAGATACAGCCGTTCAGATTATCCCTATGCTAAAAGAGTATTTAGAAATCAATGTTAAGAACGATGAACAACTTGTCAAGTTAGCAACAATCGTTCAAAGAATTACAGCAGCAGAAAATAGAGCATCAGATTCAGGAGATGAGTTAGGTTTAACAGACCAAGAAAAACAACAACTTATGGATGCTATCGAAAATGATGTTCAAGAGTTACAAATCAAAAAAGACGAAATAGACAATTCTATCAGTAAGGAAAATTAATGTTGAAATTTGAACCCGTAGAGGTTTTAGATGTTTTGACTGATGTCAATGATTCTAACGCTACAGCAGTTAGTGGTAGGTATGTTGTATCACAACAGAATAGTCCGATAGAACAAACATTTTTATTTTATCCACTTGACCCTAATAACTTACAAATACCAGTTAGGGGTGAAGTAATATTGGGAACAGAGTTCTTAGGTAAATATTATTATATGTCTAAGTTGAATATACAGAACTCACCAATAGCAAATACTAAACCGAACATTAGTTCTTATGCTTCTAAACCAGTTGAGAACTTTCAACTCGGAAAATATTTTACAGAAAACTCTACTGGTGCAAAAAAGTTAGTCAGTAGAGAAGGTGATACAATAATACAAGGTAGATTTGGAAACTCTATTCGTTTGGGTAGTAATCAATCACAAGATTTTTTTAACGGCACAACAAATGAAGAAGACAAAAAATATATTGATTCACCAAGTGTTAAGATTGTTTCGGGAATCGATAGAACAGAATTAAATGACGATGACTTTTATTATCAAGAAGATTTAAATACTGAAAAAAGTTCTATTTATTTAACAACCAATGAAGAATTAACATTTGGCTTTGGTAATAAAGAAGTATTTAGTTCAGACGATAAACCACAGATTACAATTCAATCAAATAGAATTGTGTTTCACGGAAGAGAAGAATTTAATGTATATTCACCGAGTATCAATTTAGGTGATGATGAAAATTTAGAACCAGGTGTTCTTGGTAATTCGTTAAAAAAATTATTAGAAGATATTTTAGATGTAATTGAAAATACTAACATTGGTGCTGGACAAACAACACTACCAACACCATTTGCAGGTAAACTAAAAAATTTAATTAACGATAGTATTTTAAGCAATATAGTAAAGTTGAAATAGGAGTACAAATGAAGAAAAATGACTTAATAAAAATAATCGAATTAGTTGTCCGTAAAGAGGTCAAAAAACAACTGAGTGAGATATTTATTAATGACAAAGAGGAAATCAAATTAGCAGAAACGATTTCTAAACCTAAACCAAAAGTCAAACAAAAACCAAAAAAACAATACACATCAAACCCAGCGTTAAACGAGGTATTGAACCAAACTAAACCATTGGGTTCATCAGGACAAACAGATGAGTATCCAACATTAGGTGGTGGTGTATTGGGTTCTGACAATATGGCAGATGTATTGGGATACGGAGATTTAGGTATGGGTGGAAACAAAGAAAGAAAACGAGAAATGGGAGCAGTTCAAACTATTAAGAAAGCAGGAGTTTCAGTAGACCAAGTTCCAGAAGATGTTCAAAATGCATTAACTCGTGATTACTCTGGATTGATGAAAGCAATAAACAATAAGAAAAAAGGTGATAATGGATTTAGACCATAATGGCAAATGTTAGAGAAATAGATAGAGATAACGACATTTATGTTGGTATAGAATTTCCATTGGATTATAGTCAAGAAGGTTTTTTTCGTAAAACAAAAACCATTAGACAACAAGTAAAATCTAATATCAGAAATTTACTATTGACTGAAAGGGGTGAAAGAGTTTTTCAACCGAACTTCGGTTCTAATTTGAAAAGTCTTTTGTTCGAACAAATAACACCAACCCTTTTAGAAAATGTAGAAAATGATATTAGAGAATCGTTATCTACTTGGTTACCTTATGTTAATGTAAATAATTTAGTTGTAGTACAAGATGATAGAAATTTAAATCAAGTATTAGTTTCATTAGAATATTCTACAACACTTGAACCAGACTCTCTGGATACAATTACATTTACCTTTGAAGTAGGAGAATAAAATGGCGGTTGATTACAACACAAATAAAAAAGTAGTTAAAAAAGAAGTGAGTTATCTCGGTAGAGATTTCTCATCTATTAGACAAAACCTTATTGAGTTTGCGAAAACTTATTTCCCAAATCAATACAACGACTTTAATGAATCATCACCAGGTATGATGTTTATAGAAATGGCATCTTATGTTGGAGATGTATTGAATTATTATGTTGACAATCAATATAGAGAAACTTTGTTGAACTACGCAGAAGAAAAGAAAAATGTTTATAATATTGCACAATCATATGGATACAAACCAAAAACAGCAGTTCCAGCATCAGTAGAATTAGAAGTTACTCAAGTCGTACCTGCTAAGGAAAGTGCAACTGATGAAGCAGATTTAGATTACGCAGGTGTGGTTTCGACCAACGGAATAGTATCATCAGATACTGGTGTGGACTTTACTTTATTAGACCAAGTTGATTTTAGAGTATCGAGTTCACTCGACCCATTAGATATTGAATTGATTCAACCACCAGGGGCTACCCCAGAACAATATTTGTTAAAGAAAAAAGTATTGGCAAAATCAGGAACAACAACTTCACAAACCTTTACATTTAATTCTGCGAAAAAGTTTGACAAGATTACATTAGGTAATACAGGTGTTAATGAAATTATATCAATAGTTGATTCCAATGGAAACACTTGGTATGAAGTTCCTTTCTTGGCACAAGATACAGTTTTTGAAACAACAGAAAACACTTCATTAAACGACCCAACATATTCTCAATATCAAAACGATACACCTTATATGTTGAGGTTGATTAAATCATCAAGAAGATTTATCACACGAGTAACAGAAGATGACAGAACAGAAATTAGATTCGGAGCAGGTATTAGTGATAATCCAGACGAAGTAATTATTCCTAATCCAGACAATGTTGGTTCAGCGTTAGGATTTGGTGTTTCTAAATTAGATGAGTCTTTTGACCCAAGTAATTTTATGAAAACAAAAACTTATGGATTGGCACCAGCCAACACAACACTTACCGTAACTTATCGTTATGGTGGAGCAGTTGAACACAATGTCAGGACAAACTCAATCACATCAGGTAAGAACATTACCTTTACAATTGATAGTGGTAATTTAGACTCTACAAAAGTTCAAACAGCAGAAGATAGTTTATCTTTTAATAATGTTTTACCTGCAACGGGTGGGGCATCAAAAGAAACTCTAACAGAAATAAAACAAAATGCATTAGCACATTTAAACACACAGAACCGAGCAGTAACCAGACAAGATTACATTACTCGTGTTTATTCTTTACCACAAAAATTTGGGAACATAGCAAAAGTACATATTGTTCAAGACGAACAAAACGAAACCAATGTTGACGGAGAAACAAACATCATACCGAATCCATTGGCAATGAATATGTATTTGTTAGGTTATGATGAAAATAGAAAATTAGCATCAGTAAATGATGCCGTAAAACAAAATTTAAAAATGTATTTATCACAATACAGAATATTAACCGACGCAATCAATTTAAAAAATGCTTATGTAGTGAACATTGGTGTTAGGTTTGCAATCATTACACAACGAGGATACAATAAAAGTCAAGTGTTGTTTAATTGTGTTCAAGCAGTTAAAAAACATTTTGATGTATCGAAATGGCAAATTAATCAACCAATCGTATTGAGTGATATTGCTTATCAAATATCATTAGTTGACGGAGTAGGTAGTGTGGTTCCGCCAAGAACTAACAATCCAGACAATCAACTAATCGTTATTGAAAACAAAGCAACTATATCACAAGGATATAGTGGTAATGTTTATGATATTAAACAAGCAACACGAAATGGTGTTGTGTATCCTTCACTTGACCCAAGTATTTTTGAAGTCAAATATCCTAATCAAGATATATTAGGAAACGTAGTAGGAGACATTTAATGCATTATTTTATATTCGGAGATAAAGACTCAACAATATATTCAGGTGGAACAACATCATCTATCAATACTGGTGCTGATGAAATACTTGAAGTAAACAAGGTTGTTGCAGAAAATGGTTCAGTCCAAAACATTTCAAGAGCATTAATACAATTTGATTACACAGATATTTCGTCATCTATTCAAGACGGAAAGATTCCTTCTACGGCAAAGTATTATTTAAATTTATATGACGCTGGTTCATCAGAATTATTAAGAAATCAAAATTTATTCGCATATATGGTGAGTGGTAGCGATTGGACTGAGGGTAATGGTAAACTTGACCACGACCCAGTAACGACTGACGGAGTAAGTTATCAATATAGAAACCACGATGAACAAACACCTTGGGTAACTGGTTCAGTTTTGACTGACGGAGGTTCTTGGTGGACAGGAAGTCAAGGTGGACAATATTCAGTTAGTTCATCATTTAGTATGACCAAAGCAACACAAGATGTCAGAATAGATGTTACGGACTTAGTCAAGAATCATATTTATTCTTCATCATT